TCTTCATTAAAAGTCATTTGTATAACTCTAAATGCTTTTGTAGAAAAACCTAAACTAGATAATGTTATATTTACAATATCTCCTATGTGTAATTGATAAGCATTAAATCCAGCAACAATACTAAGACCTAAAGATTCTCTACTTCTTCTAAGAATAATCTCAGCCATTTCTTCTGCTTGATAAGGTGAGGTGATAGTTTTAAAATCAAATTTTCCCTCTAACAAAAATCCACCATCAGCAGTTTTCATAGTTGCGTGTCTATCTGCTGATGCCAAACCACTATCATCTGTTGGTGGAAATGTAACTTGATCTGCTTGAAAGTTACGATCAGGATTAATAAATGTTGCTATAACTCTATTGTATTTAGAATTTTTTGTAGGTGAAGATAAAGAATACCCACCAATAATATCATCTTCATCTAAAGCTATTGAGGCTGATCCTGTAGTTTCAATGACTAATTTATACTTACCTTGAACATAAGGTAGATAACCTCTGCAACCTCTTAATATATCTCTTACATTATCAATTACTTTTTTTGATGTATCTAACACAGCATTTGTATCGAATATGTTTATATCACTACCACCTGAAAAGGGTGTAACCTGAGTTATACAAACTTGTGAGGCATCTCTAAAACTTTGTAAATCTATGTTTGCTGTAGCAATTCCTTTTCCATATCTTTCGTTTCTTAAATAATCTAATAAACAAAATGCTGGGTTTGTAGAAAATGTTTCAGATGATTCGTTTAAACTTGAATCTAATGTTACAACTTTTCTTCCTTTTATTTTAGCTTGGACAGTTGGTATTCCACCAAACACATCTTGATTCCATTTAAATTTTAATGCTAAATATGCTAAACCTGATAATTTATGATTTGAACCCCAAGAAGATAATGTAGATAATAAACTTGATGCACTTTGTCCATCAGTTCCTAAATGTGGTTCTACAGTAATATAACTAACACCATCTTTGTAAAAATTAGAATCTGAACTTGCAACTGTCCTTTGTGTGTTATCTGTCAATGCACCTGAAAATGTAACAACCTTATCATCAACTCTAATTTCTTCTATTGAATTAATTTCTCCCTCACAAAGAATTAATGCAACATACAAGAACTCGTTATCATTTCCTGAAGTTTCTACAAAGCACCTAACGCCACCCAATAATCTTTCACCATAAACCACAGGTATAGATGCGTTGTTTGATTGTTTATTTACTAATATTCCTCTTTCAGTTTCTTCAAAATCATTTGTACCAAAATCAGGCACATCAGGTTTTCTTGATCTTATGAATAACCAACCGACAGCAAAAACACCTAAAGCTACAAAAGGATTTATATTACCTAAAAAATTAAATGCTTTTACTGCTCTTACTACTGTTGTTACAGCTTTAAATGCTCTTTTAAAAAAACCCATTATGCTCTACCCCATTTAATATCTAATACAGTTTGACTTGAAAAATCCATACCGACATCTGTACTAAAGAATCTTTGTTGAGAGTTATTATTTGTTTGTCTGCCTGATTTTTTTTCAAAGTCTGCCCAATGAGAAACTACTGTTAAAATTACTGTAGATTCTGTTACAGATTCATCTATTTGAAATGTATCTATATTCCCTGAGTATAATAACACAGGGTCAGCTATTAGAGCATTTGAACTATCTAGTAATCCTCTAAAAATATCAACACTATCATTTACAATATTTTCATTTAAACAAGTTGAAATAAAAGTTTGATCTGCACCTGATAAAGCAATTTGTAAAGATGTTTTGGTTACATCTGTTTCTTCTGTAAAAGATGGTACTGATATTAAAAAATCTGAAGATGAATAAGTTACACTAGAGCCTGACACAGATGAGGTAAGACTAAAGCCACAATCAGTTATATTTACAGGTGTGCCAAAACCAATAGTAATAAGATGGACAGGTCGTATCTCATTTGTCGCTAATTCGTTCTTTACTGCTGTTGTTAGTGTTCTCGCCATAATCCTCGTAACTTGTTCTATTAATCTTTTCTGAGTTTTTTATCATAGTATATTTAAAACTGCCATCAGGTATTTTATATTTTCCTAAATCGTTTGTGGTTGTATTTATCTCTGAACCATCTACTACTTTTTCTGCTATAAAATCTGCATTTATCCAATGCTTAATTAAATACTTTACCATTATAAAGATTCTTCTACATCAAATTCAAATTTGTATAAAAGGTTTCCATCTTTATCTGCACCAATAGCACCAAACTCTTGTATGTCATTTGTTAGATGTACTGTAAAAGGTACATTGTCATAAGTAACTGCCTCATCATTTGATAAACTTGAAACTAAAGGTGGTTCTATTGTAACTGTAGCTGCTCCTGATGAACTTGTTACATCTGCAACAACCATATAGACTTTTGTATGTCCATTGAATTTGATAAAATCGCCTGTTCTTAATCTGTTAGCTGTGTCTGCCGCAAATCCATCTATAGCGATTGTTGTATCTCCCGCGGTGTGTGAACCATTGACAGCTAAAGTTCCTGTTTCTACACCTCTTGCATCTTCAACTTCAGGTGGGATTATTGTAAAGTTTTCTTTGCCTGATCTTTGTTTAATTATAAAAGCCATCAGTTCTCCATAGATGTCTGATCTTTTTCCAATTATTATTGAGGCTGTAAATGCAAATCTTTGATTATCTATAGACCTTGAAAGTTTTTTACCAGATAACGATTTTGAAATAATAGTATCTTGTTTAGATAAGATACCCATTGTTTCAAAAGCCGAACTAGATATTGGAAATGCACCTGACATTAAATTAATTCTCCTCTACCTTTTTCTGCTAAAGCACTATTTATTATTGATGTAATAGTACCTCTGTTTTCTACTAATGCTTGGTCAAAGCCTCTTGAATCTATTGTGTTGATTGTAAAATTAACATTAACAGCACCGCCACCTGTTCCTCTTGCGGCTTGTGTAATTTGTCCTGTAGAGTTTGGTACAAACATTTCTGCACCTCTTTCACCAACTAAAATTGGTTTATTTTTCATAACTGCACCGCCTTGAGCAAAGCTACCCATACTACCTGACCCACCTGTAAAAATACTTAACAAAGCCTGTTTTTTCATTTCTGTTGTTTGTGTTTTCATGGCATTTGCTTTTTTTTCTTCTTTTTCAAGTTGGTCGCCTAAAATTTTATCTTTTATTTTTTGCATAGCAATTTCTAAAGCTAATCTAATTGTCATTTCTATTGCCATAGATACTAACCTTACCATAAAATCCTGAGCAATCCTTTTCAAAGAGTTGCCTAAATTTTCTCCAAATACAACTGCTCTGCCCAAAGCGTTTGAAACTTTAGTAATTCCATCATTTAGGCTTTCTGCAACTACATCTTTAATCTTTTCAATTTTAGTTCTAATTTCTTCTAATGATTTTTTGTTTAATTCCTCAAATTTATCAATAGCTACTTGTGTTGCAGATGGAATTTTTACAGATAGTTCGTGTTCAAACTCTCTTAAAATAATTAGTGAATTGTCAAAAGTTTCTTTATATTTTCTATTAAGTATAGCAAGTTCTCTAGTTGTATTTCTTAAAGAAATACTTTTATCTACTGCATCTGATAATCCCTTAACTGTTTTATCTATTTGTTCATTTAATGTTAAAAAAGTTGCTGTTACTGCCGCTACAGATGCCGCAACTAATCCAAGACCAACACCTGATAAAGCCGCAATACCTCTTAATCCAGCAAGTACAGGAACAATAGCTTTTCCTAAACTAATCATGAAAGCTACAATTTTAATTGCTAATAATATTTTAAAAGCAGTAATAATTAAATCTACATTTTGTTTTAATACTTTAAAAATATTAACAAGACCTTGAACTGCTTTTGCAAGTGTAACACCAAATCCTATTGCTATTCTTTCAATAGAATCTGAGTTATCAGATAGAAACTTATCTAAGTCACCAAATTGTCTTTTTAACTGAGAAAAAAATCCAGCATCAAGTAATGTTTTTTTGAAAGCAAAAATTTTGTCACCTAACATTGATAATGTACCACCTAAAGTTTGTGCTAAATCATCTGTAGCTTTTCCAAATCTACCACCTTTACCAAAAACTCTTTGAAATGCTTTTGCTGTTTCTTCTATTGAAACAGTTGCACCAGCTTGAAAACCAAGCATATTTCTAACACCTTTTTCTCTAAATAAATCTGCCGCACCAATACCAGCACTAAATGATCTTTGTATTTGTTCTGCTGTAGTTCTAAAATCTAATCCTGTCACAGCCGCAACATTACCTGTTATCTCTAACATATTTTGTAAGTCTTTTGCGTTGTCTGTAACTGTTGCTAATATTCCTGAACCTGATTGTATTTCCTCTAATGAAAAAGGAACTTTTGATGCAAATTTAACCATATTGTCAAAGGCTTTTGCACCCTCATTAGTATCTTTTAATAAGAATTTTAATCTTACTTGTAAATTTTCTAATTCTCGCCCTGTGTTAGCTAAGTTTCTAATTACTAAACCAGCACCTAAACCAAGAAAAGCATTTTTTAAATTAAATACAGCACCTCTTACTTTTGCAAGACCACCTTGTAATCCTTGTAATGCTCTTGTAGCTTTATCTCTTGCTACTATATCTATGAATAATTTTTGACTTGCCATTATTTATATTTCCTTGCCTCTGCTAGGTTCTTTTGTTTTTTATACTCATCTTGCTCTTTTTTCAAGTAAGCTATCCAAAGATTATAATGGCTCAGAGGCATATCTAATACCTTTTGGATAGGTAATTTAAGTCTGTCAGCAACCACTAACAAAGATTGTATGTCAGGGTCGCTATTTACTTTTTTTGTGCGTCCTCTATTGCTGTGTCTGCAAGAATCTTATTTGCTATTGATGCAATAACATTTGAGTCTGCTTTTTTTTGTAAAGCAAGTTTGTCTAATGGGTCAAAGGCTTTTACTAAATCTCCTTTGTCATTTTTAACTAATAACTTCATCATTAACAAATCAACAAGAACTGTTAAATCTTGAAAGTTGTTAGATTTTTTAAATATTATATTTTTTTGTTCAAGTGTTAAAGGTTCTGAATAAAATACAGATGGATTTCCTTGCTCATCTTTCCATTCAGGAACTTCGATAGTTATTGTTTGCAGAGTTTCAAAATGAGTTTTGACTCTATCTATAACTGACATAAATTAATATTAAACAGTACCTCTTGTTAATGTTCCTGTACCTTGAAAAGTAACTGATCTAGTAATTACTGCGTCTAAAGCATTGTTAACTGACATTCCTGTAATAATTCCTGACCCTGTAAAACTTTCATCTCCAGAACTGTTGCCCTCAGGTAACAAAACAAAATCTATTGAACTTCCTACAGTTAATGTTTGTTGTGGACTATCTGTTTCATCATAGTTCATTTCTAAAGTTCCTGAAAATGATGTTCTTCCAGCCAAGAATGATTTAGTTGCATCTGTCAAAGCTGTATCTTCTACAACATCTGCGGTAGTTTCAAGTGTAAAACCAGTAATTTCGCCAATACCAGTTCCACCAGCTTTTACTACACCTTCTTTTCCATGATGTGTTGCCATTTTTTAGTTTCCTTTTTACTTGTTGATTGTTTATCTTGTTCTTGCTTCCAA